GTTCGAGTTCGAGCTGCCCGTCAAAACAAAAACCGAAGAGGCGGTCAATACAGTGCTTGATCAAAGCGCCAAGGGTTTTACCGGGAAATTCACGGTGAAACTCACCCATGCCCCCAATTGAGGTGAACTTGAGCCACAAGCGCCAGGACACGCGCGTCGAAACGCGGCGGACAAGGCACAGCAATGCGCCAATGCCACGGCCCTAGATACAGTCTTTATTTGAAAGATGAATGGCGCACCCGAAGTCCGCCAACTGATTTTCAAACGCTTGATTCCATTGTATTATTTTTTTCGATACCAAGCAAACATCCTAGCAAAACCCTAGCAAAAATTGGTCATTTTTTCGGTTGAAATTACACCCGCTAGGATTTTTGCTAGGGTTTTACATCCTCCACAACCCGCCAAAACGGCCTCACCTAGCAAACAGCATAGCAGCGATGCGTTAGCCGGCAAAATGACAGTCATCACAAAGGCCATATTTCCCGGCGCTGGCGAGCGCCAAACGGAAGGGCCTTCCGCAATGAATGCAGTCCGCATCGGCACCCTCGACCGGCATCGGCCTCATACTCGCCAGTTGCGCATCCGCGTTAGCCCGCGTCCGTCGCTCTAGTTCCGCTTCGACTTCCTCTTTCGACCAGCCAGACATCGCGGCTTTCTCCCGATTGATCCCGCTCGCATCGTAGCACGGAAAACTTAGTTTTCTCGCCAGTTATGCGTGAAGTAAAATTCCCATAGTAAAAAGCCATTTTATAATGAATAACCCCCTAACATGAAGTCTTTGTAAAATGATACGAGACAAATGCAATGTATCAAAATGGTACATTAAAGTAGTGTATGGCGCTCATCGATCTGATAGGCTATTATTGCCGAAACGAATAAGGCCGGTTGCCCTGCCAAGCAACCGGCCTAAGAGTAACAGCGCAGATGAGGATTGCTGTCAATGGCGACTATACTTGTAAACCGTGCCTCGCGCAAGCCCGATGCAGCCAGGGCGACCGACAATCGAGAACTCGCCCATGCCTACGCCGATGCAGGCTTCGAGGTGTTCCCCTGTAAGGAACGTGGACCGAAGGGCGAGATAAAGACGCCTCGTGTGAAGGACTGGGCCCGCGCTGCCACCTCAGACCATGCTAAGATCGAAGAATGGTGGGACAGGTGGCCTAATGCCGTGGTGGGGCTGCCGACTGGCGAGCGCAACGGCCTAGCGGTTATTGACATCGACAAGGGCCACGGTGACGGCAGGGATGGACTGCTTGCCCTTCGCGACCTCGCCTTGATCCCTTCCGACCTGTCCCATGTTCGCGCAAAGACCGCTGGAGGCGGTGAACACGTCTATACGCGGTGGCAGGCTGGCGTCACCAATGCCGCAAAGCATCTGCCGCACGGCATCGATATTCGCGGTGAAGGCGGCTACGTGATCGCGCCGGGGTCCATCATGGCCGATGGCAGCGCATACGCCTATTCCACCCGCAGCACTCTCACAGATGACCTGATCGGCCTTCCCGCCTTCCCGAAGGCGCTTCGAGCGCCAAACCGTGAGGAGCGCGAGTCGGCGAACGATAACGGTGAACCGCCGCTGCCTTTCAGCGATCTTGAGAACATCGTTTATGACCTCAACTACCGCGAATGGTGCGACGGCGGCAGAGACGCCTATTTCACGGTGATAGCCGCCATCCACCACGCGACGGCAGGTTCCAAGCGAGGGATGCGCCTTGCGCGTGAGTGGGCAAGTCAAAGCCCTAAATACAATGAGGGTCATTTCCTTCGCGACTGGCATTCGTTCAAGGCCGACTCGGAAAACCCGATCACCGTTGCCAGCCTCATCCCTCACGCACCGACCTATCTGGCAAAGGATGCTCTCGCCGACCTCGACGATTACGATGCCGATCTTGAAGCCCTGATCAAAGAAGACAAAGCAAGGGCAGCGCCAGTCAAGTCGCGGCTGACCGTCCAGCGGCCTTCCGAAATCACCGATGAGGAGATGCGCCGTCCGGTTATCAAGGGACTGATCGCGGAAGGTGACATCGGGGCAATCGTCGGCTCTCCCGGCGTCGGCAAGTCACTACTCGCCCCTTACATGGCGCAAGCTGTCGCACAAGGTCGCAGCGTGTTCGGCATGCGTGTTGAACAAGGTGGCGTCTTGTATGTCCCGGCAGAAGACAGCTTCGGCATGAAGCAGCGCACCCGCGCCCTCCTCAAGCGCAACGGTGCATTCGAAGACTTCCAGCTTGTGAGCGGTGTTTCCGACCTGCTTTCGAAGGACTCGCCCGACCTGAAAGACCTTCGCAGGCTGGTTAAGGAATCGGGCTGCAAGCTGGTCATCATCGACACGTTGGCGATGGCCTTTCCCGGTCTTGAGGAGAACAGCGCCGAAGGCATGGGCCGCGTCGTCGCGGTGGCGCGTTCGCTGACCAAATGGGGCGCTGCCGTCATCCTCATCCATCATGACACGAAGGACGGGCAGCAAGGGCTTCCTCGCGGGCATAGTCTGCTTAATGGTGCGCTGGACGTGGCAATTCATCTCAAGCGCAGCGACGACGGCATCATTCGCGGCAAGCTCACCAAAAACCGCAATGGCTCATGTGAGCGCGACATCGCTTTCAGAATCGGCGTCGAGACACTGGGAACCGATGAATATGGCGATCCCGTCGAAGCGGCCTATTGCGACGAACTACAAGCCCTTCCCGGCGAACATGCCTCGCGACCGCTGTCGAATCAGACAGCCGAAGCGTTGCGCATCCTGAAAGAGACCGCAGGCCATAACGACATCGTATCCATGGAAGCATGGGAGGAGGCTTGCATCGCGAGTGATCGATTCTGCAAGCCCGACGCAAAGGGGGAGAGCCGCGACAAGGCTTTTACTCGGAGCCGGATGGCGCTGATCGAATCTGATCGCATCCGCATAAAGGACGGGGATGTCTTAATCCTCGACCGGCGCGTCACCGCAACTGTCGCCGACTTTGATGATGACGAACCGCCGAGCGGCAACCGTCGCCGCAACCGTGAAATTCAGGAGCTTGTCTAATGATCAGCGATTCAGAACTCTATGATGAAATGAACGACGGGACGCTGGTGCGGATGCAGCCCGATCCGATTCCGCCGAACACTATCGGCGAGCGGGCAATCTTCTATATCGACCGGCTGGATGCCGCACCGGGATGGCCGGAAGGCTGGCACCATTTCCGTTATGTGCAGGATTATCATTATCGTGATGGCACGACGTTGCAGGTGTGGCGTTGCGGAGATCAGCTTTTCGCATCGCGCATCGGTGAATTCGAGCTGTTGCGATGGATTGGTCGCGAAAGCTCAAACGTCCCGATGCTGCATTGGCGCGACATATTCACTCCGCGCACCGCAGATCAGTTTTACGATGATCTTGTCGCACGTCGCGTCGATCGTGATCGCTTCCGCAATGAAATCGACTGGCGAAATTGGTGCGCGATACATGCCGACGAACTCGTGAAGATGCGCGACGACAATCACCGCAGGCAGACGCGCAAGATCGAAATCGCGGAGTTGGCATAATGAGCGACACGTTTTCGAGAAGCCAAATCGGCAGAATGCAATCCGCAAATCGGCTGTTGAATTGCGGACAGACACGGACAAGGGCGGACAAGTCCGGAAATGTCCGGGTGGCATATGCGGAGGGAAAGTCGGACAGACACGGACAATCCCCTTTAGGGGATGTCCGGTTGTCCGTCCCCGATGCTGTCGTGATTTGTCCTAAGTCTGCAAAGCCCACTCGCTCAAACAAGCTCGAAACGCATCGCAGCGGCAATTGTGTCAATCCGTATCAGGGCTTTCGGGTCCTTGGGCGGGGGTGGCGGATGCGGGGGACATCGAGCGCGGATATTCAACACATACAAAAATTTTAGAATCGGAATCAGACAATGAGAAATCGCCGCGCTGAAATCCTCGAACTTGCTGGCGAGCCGGAAAACGACAATTTCCGTTCCGGCGCTATCGCGGAAGAATTGAGTGCTGCCGAACTGGCGAAACTGTTTGGCGTTGTCGAGCGCACAATTCACACCCTCGCGACAAAGCACGTCCTTCCAAGAAACGACGCGGGCAAATTCGACACTCGCGATTCCATCCGGCGCTATGTCGAGTTTTCCCGCAAGCGTGACAGCGAACTTGAAACAGCGAAGGTCCGGCTGGCGACCGAACAGGCCGACAAGATCGAATTGCAAAACGCGCTCGCCCGCCGCGAGATGCTGCCTGCCGCCGACGTGCAACGCGAATGGGAGTCCGTGCTTCGCGATCTTCGCGCCTCGCTCCTCGCGGTATCGTCGCGCATCGGCACCCGTTTGCCCGGATTGACCGTTCACGACATTGCCGAGATTGATGCTGAAATCCGGGCCACCCTCGAAACGCTCGCAGGGGAAGACCTGTCATGACCGAATATCCGATTACGCTTGTCCGTCGCGCCGCCCTCAGATCGCTTCGCCCGCCGCCGAAGATCGCCTTGGCTGATTGGATCGAGTCGAACGTCTATCTGCCGCAGACCGTTTCCGCGCTTCCGGGCCGCATCCGTCTGTTCGAGTATCAGCGCGGCATCTGCGATGCGATTGACGATCCGGCCATCTCGAAAATCAGCGTCATCAAGTCGGCCCGCGTCGGCTGGACGACGCTTCTCACCGGAACGGTCGCCGCGTTCGTCTCTAACTCGCCCTCGAACATCCTCACCGTCCTGCCGACGCAAGACGACTGTCGGGATTATGCCGTCACCGACATCGAAGGCACGTTTGAAGCCAGTCCGGCCTTGCGCGGCCTTCTCGCTGCCGAGAACGACGAAACGGGCCGCTCGACTCTCCTCAGCCGGAAGTTTCCCGGTGGATCGTTGAAGCTGGTCGCCGCGAAATCCCCGCGCAATTTGCGCCGCCATGCCGCGAAGGTGCTGGTCATGGATGAAATCGACGGGTTCGAGGTGAGCCAAGAGGGCGACCCTATCGAACTGGCGACGATGCGAACGCTGACGTTCCGAGACCGGAAGATTTTGGCCGGTTCGACTCCCGTCTTCGACCATGGGCCTATCAGCAAGCTCTATGCCCAGTCCGATCAACGCATCTTCGAGGTGCCTTGCCCGGAATGTGGCGACTTCAACGAAATCCAATGGTCGCAAATCCATTGGGATGAAGGGCAGCCGGAAACAGCTGCCTATGCCTGCCCTCATTGCGGCTCGCTGATCGCCGAACGGTATAAGGCCAGCATGGTCGCCAAGGGCCGCTGGCGGGCCACAGCGCCCGACGTGAAGGGCCATGCAGGTTTCCGCGTCAACGCCCTCGTGTCACCTCACAGCAACGCGGCATGGGGCAAGCTGGCTGCCGAGTTTCTGGCGGCGAAGGACGATCCGGCGACTTTGCAGACGTTCGTCAATCTGACACTGGGGCAGCCGTGGCGGGAAGCCGCCGACGAATTGGACGAAGGGGAACTTGCCGGGAAGCGGGAGCCGTTCAGCCTTGCCGCCATGCCGCCCGACTGCCTGCTTGTGACGGTGGGTGTGGACTGCCAAGACGACCGCCTCGAACTCGTGTTCGTCGGTCATGGCAAGGAAGGTCAGACGTTCGTCCTCGCCCATTCCGTCATCTGGGGAGCCATAGACGCGGAAACGACGTGGCAGGAGCTTGAGGACGCCTTGCGTTCGACATGGAAGCACCCGAACGGCGGCACCCTTCGAGTCGACGCTGCCGTGATCGATAGCGGCGACGGCGGGCATACCGACATCGTGACCGGCTTCACCCGCTCGCGGTTCTCCCGGCGCATCGTCGCAGGAAAAGGCGTTCCCGGCTTCGCCAGGGCGAATTTGCAGCGGTCCACGACCAAGGGAGCGCCGCTGTTCCTGATCGGCGTGGACGGCCTCAAGAGCCAGCTTTTCACCCGCCTCGCTCGCGGCAATTCCGTGCGGTTCTCAGCCGACCTCGAACCGATCTATTTCGAGCAACTGACCTCAGAGCGGAAGGTGGTCCGATACTTCAAGGGGCAGCCGGTGCGCCGGTTCGAGCGCATCCCCGGCAAGCGGGCTGAAACGCTGGACGCGACCGTCTATGCCATCGCAGCGCGGACGCTCGTGACCATGAACCTCGATCGTCGCGAAGATGAGCTATCGACGGCTGCCGCGCCAAAGCAGGTGCAGACCGTGTTCAAGTCCTCCTACTTAAATCGCTAGATTTCTTCCTTATAAGGCATTTACTCCTTATAAGTTAGTTGCTATAAGGGGACCATCGCAATTGTGAGGACGACGAAATGGCAACTGTCTCATATATCCCGACTTTCAAACTGGTTTCCCTTCTGCAAGCCGCCGATCCGCAAAAGTCGTTGAATGTCCGTGTGATGAATTCAACGACGCTTTCCCTTGAAAACGATACCTTCAAGCAAATTGCGACTATCGATTTTGCTACCGAGGAAGTGACGAACGTCGAAGGGCGCGTTCCGCTCGCCATCGTCGAAACCCCAAAAGCATCAAGGAAGCGGGGCGAGTATGAACTTGTCGCCTTCGGCAGAGAGGTCAAAGCATATTCTCTAAAGGACTTGCTTGCGGAAGGGTTGAAGGCGTTAGAAGAGCATAAGCCGGGGACGCTAGAATCTCTTTCCAAGGTAAAGCCGGGGACAAAACGCATTGTTGCTCGCAACCCCGCAGACTTGTTCGACTCTGAGGGCCTGTCTGAAAAATATTCAGCGAAGCTGTCTGAAATCTGGTGGTACGGAACCAACAATTCCGCGCAAGAAACCGAGGCTTGGCTCAAGCGGGCTTGCGATTGCGCTGGCGTCGAATGGAATAGCTCAGACTTCGCGATGAATTCGTGAACGGAAAAGGCCGGTCCCCCGCAAAGAGACCGGCCTTAGCCACGTACAACCCCTATGGAACTAACGTGGAGCAATCGGACACTACACCCCCCGCCGATTTGCCGCAAGCTCTTTCTTCATTGTAAAATACGATTTTACAAGCATTATCAATAACTTGACTCCTGATTGCAGATAAGCGATTTATAGCCCATGCAGCCGTGAACCTAGTCCAACTCCCGGCTTAACGCTGATCAGCTTGGCGGCGGGCTTCGATTCAACAGATGGAATCAGTTCGTCCGATACCCGTTCGCCAAGGCCGGGAGTTGGACTCGTGGGACTATTCGATTTCTTCAAAGCAAGGCAGTCCAAGCCTCAGAGCCAGCGCATGTTGGAAGCGACTTCCGGCAAGCGTTGGTCAAACACGCCCGCCTTCGGCCCGATGGCTGCCGAGGTGGCAGGCGGTGCAGCCCGCGTCCGTGGCCGCGCTCGCCATCTTCGCCACAACGATCCGCTGGCAGCCAATGCCGCCGCCATCTATCGCACCGGCCTTGTCGGATATGGCGTGACAGCCGCAAGCCAGCATTCGGACGCTGGCACCCGTTCGACGATCGATGAGGCGTTCACGGCATGGGCCATCGCCTCGCAGTTCGCCGAGTTGCAGGCCGAGATTATCGACGCGCTCGTGACAGACGGTGAGGCCATCGTGGTCATGCGAACCGATGACGATGGCGAGTTGCGCTTGCAGCATATCCCCGCCGAACAGCTTGATGAGTCCATGACTGTCGAGCTTGCCGGGGGTGGCTATATCGCCAACGGCGTCGAATTCAATGCCAGCGATGAAATCGTCGCCTACCACATTTTCAAGACGCGGCTGACCGACATCTTCCCGTCCAGCCAGACGCCTGTCCGCATCCCTGCCGAAGATGTCATTCATCTGTTTCGCCGCGCTGGCGCTGGTCAACATCGCGGCCTGTCGTGGTATGCGCCTGTCGTCCTGCCGCTCAACGAACTGTCGCAGCTTCATGACGCCTTGCTGGTATCGGCCAAGATACAGGCGATGATGTGCGGCTTTGTCCAAGACCTCAACGGCACCGGCACGGCCTTCGCCGATGGCCTGCAATCCTCGACCGCAATGGACATCTCGCTTGAACCGGGAACCATGCGCGTCCTGCCGTCCGGTTACAGCGTCACCTTCTCCAATCCCGCTCAAATGCAACAGAGCGTCGATTTTGCATCTCATAGCATACGATTGATTGCGGCGGGCATGCAGGTGCCGGAATTCCTTCTCAGCGGCGACATGCGCAACGTCAACTATTCGAGCGCCCGTACCGCGCTTGTGCAGTTTCGGCAGCACCTCGAAGCCATCCAGTTCACGCTTCTCGTCCCGAAGCTGTTCACGCCCGTCTATCGGCGTTGGCTCGCCCTGGCTGACCTCAATGGCACGATCGAAGCCGGTGACGATGCGGCTGCCGTCGAATGGTTCTTCCCGGCAATGCCTTGGATCGACCCCAAGAAGGATGCCGAAGGCACCGCCGCCATGATCGCCGCTGGCCTCATGAGCCGCAGGCAGGCTGTCGCCTCACTGGGGTTCAACATCGAAAAGCTCGATGCGGAAATCGCCGCAGATCGCGACCGCGCCACCCGACTCGGCCTGTCCTTCGCGCAATCGACCGCACCGGCCAATAAGGAGAACGCGAATGCCGAAGACGACTAATCAGCGCATCGGACGCAAGCCGCCCGAATGGGAGCGGCACGAGAAAGACGACGTGACCATCGGCGAAAACGCTATTCACGGCCATCTGCCGGTGATGCTCGCCCGCGCCGCCACAGTGGCCGGTCAGTTCGACTCCGACGCCATGACGATCACCGCAGTCATCGCCACGGCCACGCCCGTCCCGCGTCGTGACGCCAAGGGCATCTATGGGGAAGTGCTCGCGCCTGCCGGTTTCCGTTCCGAGGAGGAAGTCCCGCTTCTCGACGGCCATGCGCAGGGCAGCATCCGCAACGTCATCGGCATTGCCAAGAATATCCGCCTCGAAGGCGATCAGGTGCTTGCCGATCTTCGCTTTTCGACCGCCGACGACGTGCAGCCGATTGTCCAGCGCGTGAAGGACGGCACGGCAAGCCGGTTCTCTGTCGGCTATCGCATCCTCAATTTCACAGATTCCCTGTCGGGAATGTCCCGCACCCGCACCGCCACGGAATGGGTGCTCACCGAAGTCAGCCTTGTGCCTTTGGGCGCTGACCCTAATGCCCGAAGGAGGGCCGCAAACATGCCTGAACACGAAGAACTCACCATCGCGCCGGAAGCCGAACAGCAGCAGATTCGCAGCCTTGCCGAACTGGCTGGCCTCACTCGCGGATGGGCCGAAGATCAGATCGACTCCGGTGCAACCCTCGAAACCGCTCGCGCCGCCGCTCTTGCACATATGCAGGGCCGCAGCCAGCAGACGCGCATCCGCACGGTTGCCGCCAACGATGATCCCGCCGCGCTGGTCCGTCGCCAGACCGACGCGCTCGCCTTCCGGGCTTCCGGTGGCGAATTGCCGGAAGACGCTCGCCAGTATGCCGAGATGTCTTTCCGCGACCTCGCTGTCGCCTCGCTTGAACGGGCTGGCGTATCGGTTCGCGGCCTCAGCACCGACGAGATTTTCCAGCGGGCCGCGTCGATGACGACTTCGGATTTCCCGCTGATCGTGTCCAACGTCGCCAACAAGATCGCCCTCGAACGGTTCAATGCCGCCGCGTCCGGTCTCATGCCGCTGGTCCGCAAGCGCACCTTGCCGAACTTCAAGGCGTCCACCTCGATCCGTGCCGGTGAGCTTGGCGAATTGAAGCCGCTGGCCGAGGATGGCGAAATCCAGCATACGGGCCGCACCGAGAACGGCGAGACGTTGAGCCTTGGCACCTATGCCGCTGGCTTGAACGTCTCCCGCAAGCTCCTCATCGACGACGATGCGAACCTGCTTGGCGACATGACGGCAGCCCTTGCCGATGCCGCCGCCGCGACCGTCTCGAACAAGCTGGCGGGCCTTTTGATCGATGAGCACAAGCTCTCCGACAATAAGGCCGTGTTCCATGCCAGCCGTGGCAACCTCGCGGGGGCTGGCGGCGACCTGTCCGTCGCGACTCTCGACTTCGCCCGCAAGTCCATGCGCGTCGTGAAGGGGCTGGACGGCAAGACGATCGTCGGAGCCGCGCCGAAGTATCTGGTTGTCGGTCCCGAGATGGAAACGGCTGCCGAGCTTGTGCTCGCCGCGATCTATGCCGCCGACATCGCCAGCGGCAACCCGTTCGCTCAGAAGCTCACCCTGCTTGTCGAGCCGCGTATCTCTGACAAGCGTTGGTTCGTGTTCGCCGAGCCGTCGCGCCTGCCGGTGTTGCAGATGGCCTACCTGTCGAGTGGTCAGGGAGTCCAGATTCAGCGGACGGAAGCATGGGACACGCTTGGCATGCGCTTCCGTGCCTTCCTCGACTTCGGTTGCGGCTGGTCCGACTGGCGCGGTGCTTACAAGAATCCGGGCGTCTGATCATGGCGAGCCTGATCGAACTACAGGCGTATCGTGGGCGGCTCGAAAGGGCCGTCTATAGCGGCACCCGCAGGCTGAGGGATGCCAACGGCGAGGAAATCGAGTTCCGCAGCCAGACCGAGTTGAAATCCGCCCTGGCAGCATTGGAGCGAGCCATTGCCGCCGCTCACCGCAAGTCAGCATCCACCATCCGCTTTCAGACCTCGAAAGGACTCTGATCATGAAGAACTTCATTCAACAGGGCGTCAATCTGACCGTCCCGGCACCCGCCAACACCCTCAGCGGCGATGTCGTCATCATCGGTGAGCTTCACGGCATTGCCAGCATCAACGCCGCCGAAGGGGCTGACCTCGTGTTCGTCACCGAAGGCGTGTTCGAACTGTCGAAGGTGGCAGCCGAAGCGTTCGAAATCGGCGATCCCGTCTTCTATGACGCTGGCGACAAGCTGGTCACGTCGGTTGATACCGAACCGCAGATCGGCGTTGCCGTCACCGTTGCAGCCGCAGACAGCGCCACGGTTCACGTCAAGCTGACCTGATCGGCCTTTACCATGATTGAAGCCTCCGGTGGCGTCACGGCTGCCGGGGGCTTATCTTTGAGGGCAAGAAAGGGAATCGGAGATGACCGACAAGGAACAGATCGAACGCATCCGCAATGCCATGCGAACCGTTGCCAAGCTGGCAGCGGAAGACCCGATCTATGAGCCGATTTACGAGTCCTTCGAGCGTGACCTTGCCGAGCTTCGAGCGTCGAAGTCCACGAAAGCCCGGATGCGGCGACGGCTGGATATGGACACGTTCATTTAAAGCGCGATGGCTTTCAGCTTCTCGTGCATGTGTTCGAGCGTCGGCCCCTTGCCATACTTCTCGCGGTCCAGCTTGTGGCCGAACAGTTGCCGCCTCATCCTGTCGTCAAATTCAGCAGCGATCATCCGATCTTCAAAGGCGTGTCGCAGCGAATAGAGAACGTGCTGGTCCGACTCCATCAAGCCATTGTCGCGCATGAATTTGTTGATCGTCGCTGAGAACGTATCCTTGCCGCGATAGGACGGAAACCCCTTCGGGCATTCCTTGAAGGCTTTCAGCGATATGCCGGTGAGCGGAATAATCCGCTTCGATTGCTGGTTCTTCAATTGCCTGCCGACAGGCTCAATCGAGATATGCGGCACCTTGTCGGCGAGACGGATATGCTCAGGCAGCAGCCCTGCTATCTCCGATGGCCTCGCGCCAGTGTTGATCATTGCCAGAAGGATGCAGCGGGCTTCCTTGTTCATGGCGTCCAAGGCACCCTTCTTTAGGATGACCTCGCGAATCCATTTGTCGGAGAATGGTGGCCTGTCGCGCTCATCGCCCCTGTCATCCTTGAACGAGTGACCGGACAGCACCTTGTCCAACTGATCGTCAAGACCAAGGCCAAGCCGGGAATTCGCGGTTCGCAGGATATGACCGACGTGTATGAAATCCTTGTTCGCGGAGTTGGCAACTAAGTTTTCCGCTTTCATCTTGTCTCGCCACCAGTCGCGAAAACCGATCATGTCGGCGCGAGTGATCGCCGCTATGCTCTTGTCGCCGACATGCGCAACTAAGTTTTTGATGGCTTTGATTTTCGGGTTTCGCCATTTGCGCACCTGATCGGCGCTCTTGCCGCGTTCCTTATCGGCCTCATGTTCCCAAAAGACCTCAAGCGCCTTGTTGATTGTCACGCCCGGATCAGGAACGCCACCGAGAAAGGCGCGAGCCTCGACGCGGTTGGGATTGCCTTGGAAATGAGAAATGGCCTCGACGCGCTTCAAGCGTTGTTCGAGTGGCAACGCCGCGACCTGATCGGCAGGCAGATAATCAATCTTGCGGCGGGCAGCGAGGCGCTTAACCGCGACGAATCGGCGTTCGGCCTCATCGCTGTCGCCATCAAGCAGCAACTGCCATCCGGCTTCGAGCATTTCCGATGCAGCGGCGGCTTTGATCTTCGCTTCGGATGCCGAGTCGGTATGCAGGCTTTGCCAGACCATCCGACGCGGTTCGACGCTCGAATAGCGTTTCGGAACATCCTTGCAGAGGTGGTAGGTGCGGTTGCGGAGAACGATTGCCATGCGGCGAAAATAGCCTCATGCCGGAAGCAAGGGCAAGTCCAGCCCCAAGCGCAAAACCAAGCAAAAGCCCTAGCAAAAATCGGGCTAAAAATCCGATGTATCTGATTATATTGGATAATTTGGAAGAAAATGGCGCACCCGAAGAGATTCGAACTCCTGACCCCCAGATTCGTAGTCTGGTGCTCTATCCAGCTGAGCTACGGGTGCGTACC